CGTCAACACCGTCATTAAAAAATTCCGTTATACGTTTTTCTTTATTAGCTATATTTTTGTAATTAGGCGGGCATACAAAAGTCAAATCCGCACCCTCGTTATCGAAAATAATTCTGAAATATTCATCTATATTGTATTTGTCAAGAGCCTTTGCCAACAACAAATGATGTTCACAACCCTCGTCAAGCAACGAAACAACAGCGTGTGAGCGGTCGTGTGCAATTACTGCCATTAACGGCTCACTGTCGTGATTGATAAACTCTGTTTTGGTTTCATCACTGCCGTAATATTTTATTATGTCCATAGTATCAATATCCTTTCTTGATAAACTTACATTTCTCTAATCAACAATTTCGGAACACCCATAACTCGGCAATGCTCTTTTTTACTAATTTATTAAAAAAGCCGATTCTTAATAAATTAATTATGTTTTTAATACAATTTGTTTCACTTTTTTACATTGCGATTGGTAACTTTTTTAATCTAAATGATGTCGCCTTTCCGTAATTGTCCCTTACAATTTCAAAGAATTTTTTGTTTTGTAGTTGTGTTAAAGATACGGATATTGGAGGAAGTTGCTTGTATAGTGGGCGTTGTTGAAGTTCGTTTTTATATTTATCAAGCACCTTTATCCGAATGTTTGCACATGGTTCTGAAATTCTACAAATCCTACATAAATGCGTAGATGATATCTCATTTGAATGTGCATAATAAAATTGAGAGGGGCAGATAATTAATCCGGCTCCTATTCTTGCTTCCTCGTCGTATTGTGCATAAGTAGGAGGGCTATATGATTGTTGGAATGCATTAAACGAGGGGTTTTTTGTATGTCCGAGCAAAATGTGCATACATTCTTCGCAAACTGTAAAACGTATTCGCTCAAGGGGTTTATTATCATTATAAGCTATTTTATGATATAATGTTCCGTTATGTTCATAAGCCATGACACAACCGTCTTCATTTCCCCAAATATCAAAAACATCTTTTATACGTAAATTGCTATGACGTACTATATCGGATAAAGTTACAAGTTCGGTGTTCAGCAAGCTGCAAAGTTTTTGCACTGAAATAGGAAAAACTTTTGTCGATAATAAATTGAAAAACTGTATCATATACATAATGGCGTCTGTGCTTATCTATCATTCTTAAATGCCTCCGGATACATAAACTCTGCATATTTTCTAACATTTTTGGCTTGCTCTGGTGTCATTTTTTTGCCAGCACGTGCGATTTGACGTATGTCAGGATTTTCTACTTCAATAGAATTATTTGAATTTTGTTTAGAATCCTTCAACATCGCTTGATGTGCCTTATACGCCAATTCTGTATTTCCATCGGCTTCTTTTAGAATTTCTAACGGAATGTCACTTGTTATCGATGGATCATCGTAATTAATTGGGTCATCGGTCCAACCCATTAAATAATCCGGAGTAGTACATAAGGCTTCAGAAAAAGCTACAATTTTTGATTGGGTTAAGTCGTTTATATCAGCTTCTATCTTTGCGATAGAGGAACGAGATTTATATCCAAGCATAAGGGCTAAGTCCTCTTGAGATAAACCGAGCTCCTCTCTTCGTTTTTTTATTTTTTCACCTAAACTCATATTAATGCCTACTTTCTAAATTATAAATTTTTCTTTATATTTATATTATCACAGACGTGATTACTTGTCAACAAAATTTTAGAAAAACAAAAAAATGTGTTGACAAAAAAGAACTTGTGTGTTAATACAAATACAGTGATTTAAAATCACTGGAAAGGTGGTGAATTGTAATGACAGATACGCTTGAACTGGAATTAGCTATAAAACGCGCCAGAAAGACTAAACGTGAATATGCAAATTATTTAGGCATATCTGAAATGGCATTGTATAATAAAATACATAATACAGCCGAATTTAAAGGGAGTGAAATAGCTAAATCCGAAGTGTTTTTAAATTTAAGTCCAAGTTTAACTAAAAAAATTTTTTTGTCGGCTACGTGATTTGAAATCACACAACTATAAGTCATTAAACAGAAAGGAAAAAGAAGTATGGAAGAATTAAAGGTATTTGAAAATGCAGAGTTTGGCTCTGTAAGAACAACAACAGTAAACGGAGAGATTATGTTTGTCGGTAAGGATGTAGCGGAAATCCTCGGATACAGCAATCCAAGAAAGGCTATTATAGACCATATTGATGAAGAAGATAAGGGGGTAACGAAATGTGACACCCTTGGAGGAAAACAAGATTTGACAATGATTAATGAATCGGGTTTGTACAGTCTTATCTTATCAAGTAAAATGCCGAATGCGAAGAAGTTTAAGCATTGGGTTACGGCTGATGTATTACCGGCAATACGCAAAACGGGAATGTATGCAACCGACGAATTGTTGGATAATCCCGATTTAGCTATACAAGCGTTTACGGCATTAAAATTGGAGCGAGAGAAAAATAAGAAACTAAACACCACTGTTAAAGTTCAAGAACAGCAGATTATGGAACTTCAACCAAAGGCATCATATTATGATTTAGTTTTAAATTGTCCCGATTTATTATCTGTCACTGTAATAGCAAAGGATTACGGTAAGTCGGCAAAATGGTTAAACAATTTCTTAAAAGAACACAAGATACAGTTTAAGCAAGGCGGGATATGGCTATTGTATAAGGAATATGCTGAAAAAGGTTATACAAGTACAAAGACGCATACTGTAAACGGAAATGACGGCAAGCAACATTCTAAAGTAAATACATATTGGACACAAAAAGGCAGATTATTTATTTATGCATTGTTAAAGAACGAGGGTATACTTCCGATAACGGAACAGGAGCAGATTGCTTGATATAAGAAAGTAGGTGAGGAAATGTGGAAGTAAAAGAATTTTTTACAAAATTAAAACAGCACTGCGAGAAGAACAATAAGAATTGCGAGCAATGCTGTTTAAGAGTATTCTGTTTTCTTGCACCACCATCAATCAACAACAAAATGATAGATGATGTGTGTCTGTACATAAATCAATCCGTTGGTGATATAACATAGCACGGAGAATTGAATTCAAGTCCATCACATTTGAATTTTGGGTGTTCTCCGTCGACTATCGGACACGAAATATGTATTATTTTATCTTGATTATTAATCAACTTATGATGATATGTAATGTGTACCAATACTTTAAACTTAGGGCATTTAATATCTTGATGTGTGAATGTGCGAAAGTCCATATATAATCACCTCGCTTTCTGTGGTGATTATAGCACAAATAGCAAGGAAATACAATCAGCGTGAATGAAAGTAGGTGAAAAACAATGAAAGTAAAGAGAATAACTGATATTGATACGGCATTGTACATATATTACCGATACCCAGAAATCGGCAACAAGGAAATCAAGGAGCTGTTCGGCGGTTTGGGTTCTGCGGCGCTGACAAAGTACAAGAAAGCCGTACAGGAAGAACAGATAAAGCAAAATGTCAAGACATCACAGATATATACAATCAATACCGAAGTGGCATATGAAGTGTGGGGCATTGATGTTGCAGAGCTTGAAAAACGCAGAGATAAACTTAAAAAATTAGGTTTATCGGCATAACAAATCAAATCTCACAGGTAGACAAGGGCTGTCCGCGTGTTATCCGTAAAATAGTCAGACTTTCCCTAAGAGTTTTAATCCTTTTGCGGACAGTTCCTGTGTGCCTGTGAGGTAAGAGAAATGAGGAA